CCAGACAGCACGTTTGGCGAGGGATTTATGGCGTAGCATTAACGACACTTGGACGAATGAAGAACGCAAGTGGCAGAATATAATTTAAGGAGAATATTATGGCAGCTTTAGGCGCACAGAGCATCGCATCAAGTTACGAGCAACTTTTACACGTTGATCGTGATGGAGGCGGTAACACAACAACTCATGTCGCTATCAAAGATGGTGACAACGGAACAACTTTTGGCTTCACAATTGCAACAGATGCATTGATGATGTCAAGCACCAATCGTTTAGAATTTGGTGACACAGGAACTTATATACATCAATCAGCAGATGGCGTACTCGATTTAGTTTCTGATACAGAAATAGAAATAAACGCAACGACTATTGATATAAATGGTGCGGTTGCAATGGATGGAGCAATGACAGGCGGAACTAATATCACCATATCTGGTGAATTAGACGCTGCAACGCTTGACATAAGTGGTAACGCTGATATTGATGGTACACTTGAAGCCGATGCTTACACAGTCGATGGAACAGCATTAGACGAATTTATTGCTGATACAGTTGGTGCAATGGTAGGCTCAAATACTGAAACAGGTGTCGCAGTTACTTATGAAGATGGCGATAACACGTTAGACTTTGTTTTAGGTGCAGCACAGACAACTATTACTTCATTATTAGCAGCCGACATTAAAATTGGTGAAGATGATGAAACAAAGATTGACTTTGAAACAGCAAACGAGATTCATTTCTACGCTAACAACACAGAGCAAGTCTATGTAGCTGATAATATATTTGGACCACAAGCAGACAGCGATGTTGATCTTGGAGCAACAGGAGTAAGATGGAAAGATGCTTTTGTTGATTCAATCACAGTAACCGGTGAAGTTGATGCTGCAACGCTCGATATATCTGGTGCAATCGATGTAGCGGGTACTGCCAATCTTGATGTGGTTGATATTGATGGTGCTGTTGATATGGCAAGTACATTAACTGTTGCGGGAACAACATCTTTTGGTGATTTAGATATAATACCAACCTCATCTAATGTATCTAAAATAAAACACGACAACGCATCGGGCTCTTTTGATATTTTAGGTGACCAAGTAAATATCCAAGATAGGGATGGAAATAATATTGCATCTTTTAATGATGGAGGTAATACTACTTTTATAGGTGATATAACTGTTAATGGTGGCGATGCTACTATATCTAATTCTGCGGGACATGCAAATTTAAATATAGATGCTCATTCTAACGCGGGATCAGATTCGGCAATAGCATTTAGGACTGGAACTACTGAAAGAGGTTATATTTATTATGATCATAATACAACTGCAGCTTCTCAAGCTATGGTATTTACTGTAGGTGATAATGCTGTTACTGCTGCAAAGATTATGGGAGATGGTTCATTTTTAGCACCTAAAAATCCCGCATTTATGGCTACGATGTCTGGTTCGCAAGACAATATTGCAGTTGGAAGCGATGTAACTATTGTATTCGGTGGAACTGATAGATTTGATCAAGGTAGTAATTTTGCAAGTAATACATTTACTGCACCTGTTACAGGAAAATATATGATAAATTATAACATTGTTGTTACTACTGCTGATTCTGCCTCTTCTTACTATTCTATAAAAGTGGTTACAAGTAATATCACGTATGAGTATACTATTGTTGACCCAGATTATGGACAAGATAATGACTATATAACATTGTCTGGTTCTCAATTAGTTGATATGGATGCAAGTGATACAGTACATTTAGCAATTAGACAAGGAAGTGGAACACAACAATCAGACGTAAGTGCAGTTTCAAGGTTTAGCGGATATTTAGCTTGTTAAGCGAAATAACTAATTTGAAATAAAATAAAACAAGGATATAAAATGGATATAGCAAAAAGAACACTATCGACAACCGAAGAATCGGTATTAAAAAATGATTTAATAGATGTTGCAGAGTGGGTAAAAGGTGCGATTGATGGCAAGGTAGCTAACTGTAAGAAAAGAATGACAGCAGAGTGGATACCTAAATTAATGGCTGATGATTCTGTTGATTCAGTACCGGCAGACGAAGATAAGTTGATTGCATTAATTGTAGCACGTGACGATTATAAGAATCGTGCTGACAAAGAAAAAGCAGCAAAAGAAAAAGAGTAATAAATAGGGAGGCAATATGTTTGAAGAACGTATTAAACAGCTAAAAAAAGAACGTGATAATCTTAACATGAGAATCGCAGAAGTTAATTTCTTAATCAATGGTTATGAAACCGGTGAAAAAGAAAAAGCTGATAAAGCAAAAAAAGAAAAAAAGTGAATAAACCAAAAGTAGATGAATACCGGCTTGACGTTGTAGATAGACTTGCAAGGATTGAATCCAAAATGGAGGCAATTCATAAAGAGGCTACGCATACAAAACTTGAGATTCAATTGCAGAATGGTCGTGTTAGAGCGTTAGAAGGCAGTATGGCAAGTATTAAAGGCGTTGGTTCAGTTGTAAGTATTGTCTTTGCCGGGTTTATCTCTTATCTATTTAAAGGGAGAATATAATGAGTGATTGGTTCAATTGGACAAATTTCTGGTATCTTATGGGCATAATGGTTGCCGGTGGTGCAACATTTGTTGGCATGAAATACAAGAAAATGATTGCAGAAATGAAAGACGTTTTCAAAGCACTTCAAGAGGCGTATGCTGATGATGGTAAACTTGACAACGAAGAACGAAAAAAAATAATGAAAGAAGTTTTGGACGTAATGGGAGCATTACTCAAGATAGCTTGGAAATGACCTTCGAAGAAATAATTGATAATGTTTTAGAATCTGAAGGCGGATACGTAAACGACAAAGACGATCCGGGTGGTGAAACTAATATGGGTATATCTAAAAAGGCATATCCAGATTTAGATATTAAAAACCTAACACGCAAAGAAGCCAGACAGATTTATTACGAAGATTACTGGACACCTTCAAAGGCAGACCAATTATCTAATCAATTACGAGAAGTATATTTTGATATGGTTGTGAACTTTGGTATGCGAGGTGCTGCGAGAGTATTACAACAGGCGTGTAATGGCAAGAACACCTATAAAATAAAAGTAGATGGCAGAGTAGGCGTTGCAACAATTAGTGCATCGAAGAATTTAGAACCAGACAGATTAAGAGCGTACAGAGTTTTAAAGTTTGCCAACATTGTAATAAAAAAGCCAACACAAGAGAAGTATTGGTTTGGTTGGTTTAGAAGGGCGATACGAGTGTGAACGTACCCGAAACCATAAGCCACATCAAAGAGATAGCAAATGAAATTGACTTGAACACACTACAAGACAATCCGGAGGCGTATTTTAGAGATTTGGTTGATTTAATTAGTATTATAAAAGATATGGATCAGCCAATGATTGTCGATATTAATGATTTAAATGACAGGACACACAAAGCATGAGTACATACGAAGCTACATATTGCGACACAAACACAGACTTGCAATATATTGTTCCGGATATTAATAACTACAATTTAAGACGTGTAGTGCCAAGCGATTGGGTTTCATCTGGAACAACAGACTTATATTATCTTTATTCTGCCGGATATGTTACACAACTATTCTATAATGGTGAAGAAATGACTTCGGTTACAGATACGCCAAATGCAAATAAAGAATTTAATTATAACACAAGCACAGGGTTGTTAAGTTTCTTTTTAGAAAATTTTTCAACGTCACTTCTTAATAGTTCAGTAATAGAATCCGGTAGAGATTGGTACGATACAAAAGTTGAAGCTGTACGAAAAGCAAGTGACCTTTGTAGAAACGTGTTACCTGTCCCAATATATCCCCGAAAAGGCGTTGGAACTGCAAGTGCCACAGGTAATGACTACCCAGAAATAATCGTGCGTTCTACGGCAATAATTGCTTGTGCTGATCTTGTCAGACCTTTTGACAAAGAAAAAGGCGATGAACTTATGGCGATGGCTATGAATCCAGAAGGCACAGGATACTTGGACATGGTTCGCACAGGTCAAATTGCTTTATCACAAGACGAAGGACTTGCAAAACATTCTGGTATAATACGAGAAGTATCTATTAATGCAAACTCAACAGGTAGTGTAATAGACGTAAGGGGCAGACCTTCAGTTGATTGGGATGTCATTAAGATTGTTGTTAGCACAGCGGGAACTTTTACAAGTGGCTCGGCTTCTACTGTAAAATACGATACGTTTGTCAAAGATGATACAGGATTAAAGATTGATAAATCAACAAACGCAGAAGTCATTGATGGTGGCTATCAAGACGTAGGTCATGGTATGCAAGTACGTTTTTCTCCCGGTATCTATACGATAAACGATGAATGGGAACTTGAGATTAGTGGTATAGTTGATTCAAGAACAATGGCAGTCAAATACGCTGAAGCTGAAAGAATTTAATGGCGTTAAACATACAATCACCACTTTGGGCAGAATCGCATGAAATATGGACTTCTGTAACAGGGACAACTTTTGCAACAGGCACAGATGATTCAGATAGCTACGCAAACGTAGTCTATGAAAACGTAATAGAATCCTTACAAGATATTATTCGCAAAGAGTTTCAAATTCCTGTGATTGATGAACACAAAGGCAATCAATCGATTGTAATTGATCCACAAGAAGATTCATTGATTGAGTATTTTGCTTCTGGTCAATCGAGAGCGTATGAAGTAGATATTATTTATACATTAATGAAGGGTGGAGGATACAGAAGCGTTAAAACGCAATTAACAAGCACAGCAGAGCATTTAAAAAGATTAATACATAATAATTCACATTATAAGCCGTCTGGTGTTTATAAGTATCACGATGGACGTGTTGAATCTGTTAATTACGAACAAGACGAAGATAATCTTGATGTGTGGAGAGCAAACGTGTCTTTTAATTGCACAGTTACGGAAATATACACATGAAGTATAAAATTAGTAAAAAAATTCAATCATTTTCTGCAATTAACGATTGGCAAGGTCTTGGAAAAGAAGTTGCTGAAAAGTTAGAAGATGGTCAAGATGTAGAAATTAAGAATCCACCAAAACATTTAGTTGATGGCGGGTACATCATAAAAAAGAAAAAGGAAACTAAATAATGGCAACATTAGACAAGACAGTCTATTCCGGAAAACAATTTGAATCTTATGTTTCAATACAATCAGATGCTTTAGGCACAAATGATGTATCCGGTACGCTGTATAAAATAAGAACACCAGAAATCAATGATATTGACACTTCTGCGGGTTCAATCTTTGCTGACGCAGTACGATCTGGTCAAAGAGTACAAAGACCGACAGACCATATCGCAACATACAAAGGCGGAGTATTTAGATGGTCGTTTAGCGACTACGCAGTTGAAAACGAAGCAGCACTACAAATGTTGCTTCAATTGGTATCTGAAGATGATAGTCCAAGTGGTACAGTAGCAATCACAGGAAATCAAGGAACAGTTGCGTATGAAGAAGGTTCTTCAACAGGTGAGTATGCGTGTGTTGTTATTTCATCACCAGATGCAGACGAAGATAAATTAATGCACAGTTCAATATTAGAAACGCTGACACTTACACTTAATCCAACAGTAAACGGAGGAAGATTAACCGCTTCTGGTACGTTTTTTAGTGGCTATCAGCCTGTAATTGGAACAGAAGGCACAGCGGCAAACGCAACCGCTGTTGATTACACAGAAGGATTTTTTGATTGTACGACAATGAGTATTGGAGCCGATGACGTTGTAATTAATAATTTTGAAGTTACAATAAGTAACCCGGCTCAAAGAGTAGGCTACACAACAGTTAATTCAATAACTCACGAACCTTCTGCTTATATGCGTGGTGGTATGATTGAAGTGACCGGAACGTTATCAGCGTTATTAGATGATAATGTCACAGATACAATTCAAGATTTTAGAAGTGGAGCTTCTGTAAATATTAGTATTGGCGAAGGAACAAAGCTCGACTTTGATATCCCAACAGCAAAGTACACAGGTTATACACATACAAACACAGATAGTGGAGTATTTATTGACCTACCATTTAAGGGTACTGCTGATGGTGATGGTGCATTAATAACAATAAAAGCAACATAATAATTAGGGAGGCAAACATGATTGTAAAGGTTGGTAAAAAAGAGTGGGACATAAAAGATTGTTCATACGCAGAAAGACGAGAACTGCACAAACTAAACGCAAAAGTTTGGTGGGATGGCAAGATGGATGTAGAAGCGTATTACGAGGTACTTGAAAAGGTAGGTATGATAGCCGGTTTAGGAGAAAATGACTTTAAAGATATGGATATGCCAGAAGTAGACGGAGTTCTACAAGCGGTATTTTTAGAATATCTTGGTATTGAACCGGCAAAAAAAGATTCAGGGGGTTGAGCCTTGCGGTTTGGTGTTTGCAATTTGGCACACCCGAACCACGTGATATATATAGAAGCCTCCCCTATACTGTGGCGAAGCTCCCTGTTACTTACAAGCACGATGCAGTTCGTGTAGAAACGCTCGAGGATATATGGAACATAATAGATGAAATATGTAAACCAGACGGACATTATACAGACGGACAAATTTTATATCATTCTGTTCCATTCTTTGCAGATTGCAATCTTCTCATTGAGAATTGGATGATGCAGATGATCACCGAATACAATTACGTTACGAGATTTAATGTGTCGCTTGGTGAATTAGACAACATATCAACAGACAGATTAGATTGTTTTTCGATAATAGATAAAGAAGTAAACGCTTGTATGCAAGAAAAGGCAAAAAAAGATAATGGCTGATAAGAATTTAAATATTAGAGTTAGAGCCGAAGGGGCAAAAAAAGCTAAAAGAGAATTAAAAGGCGTTGAATCTGGTCTTGCCGGACTTGGAAAAGCTGCTGTTGTAGCAAGTGCAGCTTTCTTTGGTGCAAAAATGTTAATTGCGGGTATGCAGAAATTTATAAATTTAGCTGCTGAACAAGAACTTGCAGAAAAGAAGCTATCAACTGCATTAGGCAAAACATCGCAAGGACTTTTGGATCAAGCAAGTGCATTGCAACAGGTTACAACTTTTGGCGATGAAGCAATTATTAGCCAACAGGCTTTTCTTGCATCGCTTGAATTTTCAGAAGAACAAATAAAAAGAATAATTGATGCTTCAATAAATCTTTCAGCAGCAACAGGAATATCGCTTGAATCTGCTGTAAGAAACACAGCAAAGACATTTAGTGGTTTATCTGGTGAGCTTGGTGAATTAATACCACAATTAAGAAATTTAACTGCCGAGCAAATGAAAGCCGGTGACGCTGTAACATTATTATCAGATTTATTTGAAGGACAAGCGACTGCACAAACTAAAACATTAAGTGGAAGCATTGAGCAAATGAAAAACGCTGTTGGAGATGCCGGTGAAGCTATTGGTGGTTTGTTTGCACCTACTGTCATAACAGTAGCAAATAATTTAAAAAGTGCTGCAAACTTTACATCTGAATTTTTAACAGGTTTAAAAAATATTGCAGAATTTGGAACTGCTGAAGGTTTAGAAGGTGTAAAAAAACAATCAGATAGAACAGTAGAAGGTGTTCAGCGATTGCAAAAAGGAGTTGCATCGTTAAGACGTGAATTACGCAATTTAGGTGTAGATTTAACATCAACAGAATTTAAAATTGCTTTAAAAGGCGAAGATGGAAAACCATTAAAGTTGCGAGACCAAGCTGAAGTTTTACAAGAGATGATTCCATTTGCAAAAGAGGTGCTTTCTACACAAGCAAAAACATTAGAGTTTAGATCGCTTGAAACAGGTTTACTTGAAGAAGTGTATGTCCCTAAAATGTTAGAAGTTGTAGACCATTCAAAACAAGCCGCTGAATTTGCAGCACAAACAGCAACTTCTCTTTTAACATCTGCTTTGATGGGAGATAATGTAAGCGAATCGTTAAAACGTGCTGTAATACAGTTAGGCTTAATGGTTGCACAAGCAAAAATATATCAAGCTATTATGAACGCCGGAATGTTTTCTGGTGGTGGCATAATTGGTAGTGCTGTTAAGTTCTTGTTTGGTGCATCACCTACACAAGCAGCACCTTCTCCAAATGTTACAATAAATCAGAACTTTGGTGGCATGGGTGTAATAGATAGTAACTTTGCAGCTAACTCAATAATCCCCGCAATAAACAAAGCAGTATCGACAGGTCAAGCAAGGATAACTAAATAGATGTTATCGTTTGATGCTGACCTTACTAATGCTTTAAAAAACTCAAATACAACTGCATTTTGGGTTCTTAAACTATATTATAACGATGAATCTGCTTTTATTGGCGTAAGCGACAGACATAGACAAGACGGAACAGATATTTATTATGGTATCGTTGCATCGTGGGGCGTGTATCGTCAATCATTAGACTTCTTTAACTTTACAACATCGACAGCCAATATGACTGTTACGTTAATTAATGCAGACAATTCGATTAAAGGCGGAAGATTTACCGATTTATTCGCAACTAATAACTTTGAAAATCGCAAGTGGGAATTGTTTTTAAATACAAACGAAACAGCTACACTTGACACAGCGGCACGAATGATAGGCACAGGTATAATTTCTGGAGAAGTTGACTATGATCGTAACAATATGGTCTTGTCTTTATTAAATAATAATTCTAAATACCATAAAATGATACCAACGGCAACTGTTGATTCAGCAACGTATCCAAATGCACCAGAAAATAATATTGGCAAACCTATACCAATGGCGTTTGGTGACTTTTATGAAAAAACAGATATTGGAACTATTCCAACAGGTCACTTTGATAGATTTAGAGATTTTTACAAAGGAGCATTTCCCGCAATTGTTACTGATAAATTTGACGTTGGTGTCGGTGGTAGTGAAGCAAAAGCAGACAGTCAATCATTGCATACTTTAGATAGTGAAAATATTTATTATTATAAAAATAACAGTTATGCAACAAATATGAACTCAAGTGTTAATTCAATAACAAACAATCCTGTAATTGAATTTACGGGAGCAAGATGCAAAGTATATTTCCCGGTAAGCACTTCGGGATTCACTACAAGCGGTACGGGGACACACACAAACGAAGCAAACATTTCAAATGGTGATTTTAGCGATTCAAGCAAAACAACAATTGCTTGTGATAGTGGAAACAACGTAACAGTTACCTATGGAATACCGCCAATTAGCAAACTTGGTGAATATGTTGGCGTTACTGCAATTACAAAATTAGGAAATGTATTACTAAACGCAAGTGCATCTGCATTTACAGGACTAAATCAATTTAGAATTGGTAATATTGCTTATTCGGCAGATGACGTTACATCAAACGCAGAAGTATCAAACAGTATTGCGAGTGTTTTTTCTGGTGATACAAGCTCTTGGAATTTTGAAGGCACACTTGATTATAAATTATTAGCCGGTGCAGATGATGGAAATTTATCGTTTGAGGTATTAGAGTCTGGCATTGTTGTTGAATTTGATATTGATGAAATTGAAAAATATAGAGAAGAAGTATTACACGAAGAATATCGTGAAAAAATTGTAGAAGTTGGAAGTTTTGGGCCGGATGGTACTTGGGGCAGACATGGAGAAACTGAAGTAATAAAAGAAAAAGTTATTGTTGGAATTACTCCGGCTTTTGCACCTTCAGTCAATATTGATTATATATATTACTCTGGCAAAGGACGAGAATATGGTGCTTGGGTAGATGCTGATAACAGAGGTAGTGGTGAAAGTGGCGATAATGGATATGCAAAAGGTGATTTAATTGAAAACCCGATTTTTATAATTGAAAGTATCTTACGATCTGAATTAGGTAATTATTTTACAGGTGCAGCAACAAGTACAACTTCAAATAAATTAGTTGATTCTGGTGCATCATTTCCTTCGACTGCTGTTGGACAGACAGTATATAATACTAAAGATGCTACAAGTGCAATGGTTACGGCAGTTGATAGCAGCACGACTTTAAGCATTGACGCAAATATAATGGCAAGTGGTGAAACTTATATAATAAGTGGACTTACATCTGATGAAATTGATTTTGCATCGTTTGACGCATCTGGTAACACAAGTAATGGCTTGATAGCTAACATTTATGAAGATGCTGTTACTGATGTAAAGTTTTCTTTTAGTCAATTTAAATTTATTAATTCTTTTGATTTAATTGAAAAATTAACAAAAATGTGTTTTTCTTATGTGTTTATTAGTGGGGATGGTAAAATTAAAATTAAAACATTGCAATCAGTAGGCGATTATTCGTCTGTTGACGCAACAATTAATTTTAATGATATTAATTTAAACAAAATATCTAAAACATCATTAAACGGACTTAAAAACGAAATAATAATAAAATACAATTATGACATTGGTTTAAAGCAAACATTATCGGAAACAACATCGAGCGACTCAACCTCTCAAGGATCAACAGTAAACGGCTTTAATAAAAAAGGAAGTGTTGAATATATTTCTAACAGTATTATTGATGATACGACTGCAACAAAGTTGGCTGCTGCGTATAAAAATTTAATGAAAAGTAGAAAAAATATTTTAAGATTTTCAACAAACAGCCCAAAATACAATCATCTTGAAATTGGTGATATTGTAAACTTTACGAATTTTACTGTGCCAAAAGTCTACGGCACAGAGGTCAATGATGGAAGCACAAACAAGTTTTATATAATAACAGATATAAGTAAATCAATTACGGCAGCCGATATTGAATGTATTCAAGTTGGCGATGTAGATGTTTAAGGAATTTTAAATGGCAAATATGAACATAGGCACACCAAGATTTTATCCCGATCTACTTAATTATTTAATGAGTAGAGGTGTAGCACAAAACGGAAACTTTGACGTAACTGCAACAAACGCATCTAATGGTTTTATGGGAACTTTTACAACAGGATCAGAAGCAGAACTTTTTGATATGAATCCATTAAACAAATGTACCTTTGATACAAGTGCAGACACAGACGGACACGTTTTAATTACAATTGATACACAAGATACAAGATTTAAAAAATCATATATTGCAATTTTAAACCATAATTTATCATCATCTGTTGGTAAAATTAGAGTCTTTGCCGGAAACGAAGCATCTGATATTACTGCGTTAAATGGTGGCAATGCTGACACAGCAGATATTGCTTGGGCAAACGACACTATGGTTGAGGTTGTTAATGGAGATACAACAACCGCTGCCGCCGATGATAAAGATGTTGTAATTGAACCGGCAACTGATGGAAGCACTATAATACGTTTTGCAGAAACTTCTTTACGATATTGGGCAATACAATTTGAAGGCAATACATCGAATACAGGTGTTGCAGAAAACGGAACGTGGCATGGCAGTACAGATTTTTTTGTTGGCTCAATAATGATTGGTGAATATTTTGATATGCCTCA